TTATTCCTCCGTCGCGCACCCTTCCGCCCAAGCCCGCAGCCCGTCGACCTCGCGCCGCAGATCGATGATACGGGCGCGAGCGTGGCGGGCGGCCTCGAAGATGTCGGCGCCAGCCGGCGCCAGATCATTCCCCTTGGTCGGGCGCGTCTCCGGTGCGGGGCAGGGCACCGGCACCTCGACGAGAACCTCCTGCGGCTCGCGGATCGTCACCGGCTCGGGCGTTACGGCGCAGCCGACAAGTCCGGCCGCCACCGCCGCCGCGGTCACTCCTCGCCAACAAGCAGCGCGCGCGCATCGCGGCATAGCTGTATCTCCTTCTCGAGCTCGCTTGCATCTTTGGGCAGGATGGTCGACTCTCGCGCCAGGATATTGGCGATCCGTGCGTCGGCGGCGGCCTGCACTGCGCGTGCGGCTTTGGCCGCTTCGCGTGCGCGGTGTTCGGCCGCCGCCCGCGCCGCTTTGCGCGCGCGGATGGCGGCGTTCTGGCGGTCGATCTGTTCGGCCAATGTGTCGGCGTTGGCCTGGAGCATTGCCCGCTGATCGGCGCATTGGGCGAGCCGTGCCTCGAGCGCGTCGATGCGCTGGCCGCGCACATACCACGAGACAGCGATCGCAAGCAGCGCCAGGCCGCCGATGATCATGCCGATCGTCCGTGGCGAGCTCAGAAGACCACCGATGCCCATCATGGCCGCCTCACCTCCGCCCAGTTGCTCACCCCCGCGAAGCCGAGCGCGGCGCCGATCAGCGACGGAATCGCCACAGTGGCGATCTGCGCGGCCTCCGGCGTCGACCGCCAGATAGCCGTCACGGCTAGCGCAATGCTGGCGCAGACGCACGCCCACACAAGCCGGCGCGAGCGCACAAAACGGTCTGGCGTCTTGATCTGTGTCATGTCACGGCTCCTCATAACGCGTTAGCGCCTCGATGAAATCCTGCTCCGTCGCTTTGCCGAGTTGCGTGTTCCAGTGGCGCTTATAATATTGCGCCAGACCGCGCAGATCGTCCGCATCCGGCAGCGCATCGGGCATCCGGAGATACTGCAGCCGCGCAGCGACGGTTGCGTAGACGGGATCGAGTAGATTGAGCGGATCGGCCACCGCGAGGCGCTGGCCGTTGCGGGCGGATGCATCGAGCCATTGTCGATGTTGTGACCGGTAGGCCAGCCAATTGTCGAGCAGGTCCGTCAGCGTCGCCGGCTCCATCTGATAAGGACCCAGCGCCGGACCGCGCATCTGCCGGACATAGAGAAGCCCGGCGCTCTCATGCATCGCGGTGCCATAGAGCAGCCGTTCGGCCGCCGCCGACCATAACCCGATCCATGTCAGCGCCGGCCGCAAAACCCGCACCCGCCATTGCTGTTGCAGGCTCTCACCCAACTCGCACAACTCCCATTCTGGTCCGTCCAGATAGCGGGTCGGCCGCCACGGACACATCGTCACGGGCTCGCAGCATCGCCATCAGGCACGCCGATGCCGTCGGCTTATTTGTCGGCTTTGGTGCGCAGCTCGTCGCGCAGGCTTTTCAAGTCCGTGGCCAAGCCATCGAACCGCGCATCCAACCGCGTCTCCAATTTATCCATGGCGCGGTGATAGTCCGCTTTTTCAATTCGCTCGTTGATCCGGGAGTGCACGACGCTCATCTGGTTGCCCATATCGCGATGGACATCGCGGATATCTTGCGCGTGCCGCCGATGCAGCCATTGCAGCAGCCCGGTCCACAAGCCGAGTGCACCGATTGCGATGCGTTCCCACAAACTCGGGTCGTCGGTCATTCAGATACCCCCGTCAGATCATGCTGGTGAGCCGGGTGCGCCACGCCCAGATATCGAAATGGCGCTGCACCGTCTCGATATCCTCCGCGATGAAGCCGAAGAACATGCGGCGCGCGCGGCGGTCATGCGGCGCGGGGTCGGTCACCACGAGCAGCAGCTCCGTCCGGCCCAGACTCTCGAGCATCGGCATCAATGTCGTCTCGACCTCAGCGCGGGTCAGGGCTTCCCAGGCGATCGCGAGCAGCCGGGCCTGAGCCCCCCGCCGACGGTCGAGCGCACCATGGGTAGACATTTCCATGCGCCCCAGATCCCTGACGCCGGGCCCGCCGCCGAAGCTGAAATTGCGTGCGAACGCCGTTCGTCGGCCCAGCACCAACCGCCCGGCAGCGAACGGTTCGGTGAGCCCGTTGATGTCGAAACGCCACCAACGAAAGCTCTGGGCCGGGCTCGTCTCCCACCAGCTATGCACCCGGCCGAACGCGCCGGCTTGCGCGCCGGCGGCGAAATCGACGACGCCGCTGTCAAAGGTCGGCGCGGCCGTCAGGTCCGCCTGTGTATCGGCCGCGCGCACGCGCTGGCCCGTGGCGGCACCCTCCGTGGCAAGGAAGGCGGCAAAATCCACGGCCCGGCTGCTGCCGAGATCCACCTCCACCCAGGCCGTGGGCGTGCCCGTGCCGCGATGCACAACGCCGATCATGTCGTCGGCGAGTGCCGCCGGCTCGGTGCCTGCGGCCGAACTGTCGGCGGTCACCGCAGCCAGCGCGAGCGGCTCCACCAGGATCGCGTTTGCCATCTCTATCTTTCCTTAGACGCCGGCGGCCGTGCCGCCGGTTTGCGGCGGCACCTGATCACCGATCATGGGTTGCTCTGTCCCCGGAAAAGCTCGAGGCTGGTGGTCTCGCTCGCCAGGTCCAACACAAGGCGCGAGACGAGAAAGTCGGCATCCAGGTCAAGCCCGGCGGCCGTGTCGCTACCGGACGGGCCATCGACCAGGCGCACGGTGGGCGTCTCCGCGGTAGCGTCAAGGTCCATGACGGCCGCACTCACCGTGACAGCCACGCGTTGCGGCAGCGCTGTCAGCAAAGCCGCGCGCTCGGCGTTGACGGCGGCGGCCGCCGCGAAGTCCATGAAGAAGCTCGGCCGTGGAGACTCGCCGCCGTCGCGAGCGTCCGGATGCACGGTGCGCACCTCGTCTTGAGCGACGGTATGAATACGAAATTCCCGGCTGACGAACGCCGCGCGGTCGGGGGTCGCCGTCATCTCACCACACCCGCCACAGGATCAGCGCCAGCAGCAGCAGCCCCACAGCCAGCTCGATCGCGAGTGCTGTATGATAGCGCGTCCAGCGCGCCTCATAGAGCGCGCGGCACGTATGGTCATCCATGGTCGCCTCCGTCATGAGAACACCGATCGATCCTCGCCGAACAGGTCGGCCGGCTTGCGCCGCCGCTTCGGCGCGCCGCGTAACACAACCTCGAGATCGCCTGTGCTGTCCGCACGCGTGAGCCGCACGGTGGTACGGTCCACGATACTTGTGCTCACCAGCGCGCCATTGGCGAGCGCCAGCCAGATCAGCCCCTCAACACTCGCGTGATACACGTCCACGGAGGCGACGCCGTCCGGCATCAGCACCGTCTTCTCCACCTCCGGCGCGATGGCCACAAACCCCTGTTCATCCATGATCTCGAGGTGGTTGCTCGCCCGCAATTGCACCGCCGTGCGGTTGTGGCGGTCGAAGTCCGGATCGTCGCTTATCAGCACCACGGCGATGTCGCGCTTTTGCAGATAGTCCGGCTCGAGCAAGGTGCCGACCATAATCTCGATGGCATCCGGTCCGTCGCCGCCACCGTCGATAAAGCTTTTCCAGCGGATATTTTCGATCGTGTGCAGGCCGTTCATGGAGTCGATCATACAGCCGCGCATGAGCAGCTGATTGCGCGGCGCGCTGGCGGACGCGATCCGCCCCAGCTTGAAGAAGAGCGTGATCTCCGAGGCCGCCTCGTCGTCCTGCTTGAAATCCGCCTGCACCGTCCAGCCGGTGCTGAACTCCGAGAGCGTGACATCGGCGTTGGCAAAATCGATCAGCTCGTTCTCCCAGATGTAGCCGGCGATCGACGCAACTTTTTCGTTGCCGTCGCCGGCCTCGGGCGACAGCACCCCGCTCATGTTGTCGATGGTGATGGCGCTGTCGGTCACCGCAGCGACGTCGAAATTGAAGTCAGAGCTGTTCGCGGCGTTATCAAAGCCCAGCAGCTTGACGGTCATGCCGACCTGAAAGCCGTCAGCGACGAAGGACCCGCTCGCGCGCACGATCTCTGTGGAACTGATCACCTCGATCGTCTGCAATCCCGCCGTCTGCACCGCGGCGGTGGCAGCGAAAATACTGGCATTGAACCGGACGGTGATCACGTCCTTGGAGACGCTGTCGCCCGGGTCGGTGACCGTGGTCTTGGTGGTCTCTCGCACGAAGAGCTCGGTCTCGCCGAGATTGCTGTTCACCCCCTTTGCCAGGTCGATCCGCATCCGCATTTTTTCGGGGAAGAAATCCTTGGGATCGAGAAAGATGCGCAGTTTGCCGTCGTCGCGAGTATCGGTTTCCGCCGCCCACCACAGCGGCCAATGGACGCTGATGTCGGGCCCGTAATTGCGCCCGACCCGGGTCACATGCGCCGCTGTCGGGGCCGTCGTCGGCGCCAGGCTGATATCCAGACGGCCCTCGAACTCGATGATCCACATGCCTTCACGCTCGATCCAAACCGCCGCGCCGGCGCTGTTGTCCACGCAGATCCATCGCTGCCCGGTCTGGTCGTTGAACCAATGGTCGAGCACCGCGAACCCACTCGTCTCATCATCGTTCGGTCCGGGATCGGTGGAGGCGATGGTGGTGTCCGGATCGGTCGACGGCGCTGGGATCACGTCGGTAAAGCGGAAGCGGTTGAAGTCGGCGAACAGCGCATTGACGGACTCAGCACCGTCGAAGCTCAATATGCGCGGCGGCGCCCAGAAGACCGGGTCGCTGGTGAGGTCGAAGCCGCTGGATTTATAGCCTGGCACACCCCGCACATCGACATGGATGCGGCCGACACGGCCGGCCTGCTCATAGGCGAAGACCAGCACCGGCAACCGGTCGAGCGAGCCTTGATGATAGGGTGCATCGATTATTGCGGCGAGCGTGGTCTGGTCATCCGCGCTCTCGCCGGCCACCGTGATTCCCGCCTTGGCGAAGCCCTCGGCCTGGGTATTCCAGAAGCCCGCGCTGGGGCCGGTTCGAATGTCGTTCGAGCGCAGAATCAACACCGGATAGCCGCCACCGGCGCGGTATTTGAGCGTCTCCCAGCCGTAATGCAGGTCGCAGGACCGGCAGTCGTCGAGCACGATGCCGAAGGGTGCTCCCTCGGCCACCAGATTCCAGAATTTGCAGTACACCGCCTGGCGCAGATAGAACGGCACGGTGCACTGATGAGAGAAGATGTCCGACACCTCCGTCATCGTGTTCGAGCCGCCGTCCGACCCCCGCCCCAGCGAGAGATTGACGAAGGTGTTCTTGACCAACTCAGCCGAGCGGATGGCGCCGTTGAGCGCGCCGTCCACCGCCAGCGCGGCGAGCGTCGAGCAATGGGTGATGCGGAAGTTCTCGATGACAAAGTTGTCGATCGGGGTCAGCGGCCGCACGCTGTCGGGGTCGCGGATGAAGCGCAGACCGCCTGAGAAGGAGCTGTTCACGCCAGCACCCACGAAGCCCATATTGCGGATCGCGAAATTGGCGTTGCCCGCGCTCTCGAGATGCCGGGCGCCATCGGCGACAGTGCCGTCGAGCGCCCGGAAGCTCAACAGCGAACCGCTGTCGATCACGTCATGCACGCTTTCGGCGCCGTCCGGCGCCGGGTCGACGTCGAGCTCCGAGCCGCCGCCGCCGGGCCGGCGGACGATGAAGGTCTTGGCGACCGCATCGACGGACACCAGGCCGTAGCTCCCGGCGTCGTCGATCGCGGCCGAGACGCCGGCGAACCGCACCGTATCCTCCGGAATCAGCTTGTGCAGGTTGAATGCCGTTGCCGCATCCAGCGTCACCTCGAAGCGGCCGTCCTCGCCGGTGTTGACCACCGACTGCACCGGCAGCGCCACACTCTCGATCCGCCAGGGCGTATCGCCCTGCCAGACCATGCCCTTGGGAAAGGGCAACTCTTGGGTAATGAAATAGCCCGGCCCGGTCGGGAAGTAGAGCCCGCGATGCTCGCTTGCTGCCTGAAGGATGGCATCGGTCAGCCCCACGGTGTCGTCATTGATCCGGTCACCCTTCACCAGCGGATGCTCGAGCACATTGAGCAACCCCGGCGCGGCCACGCGCGCCTCGACGTCAGAAGCAATGGGCAGCAGGTCGCCGCCGTCGAAAAAGACCGTGCCCGACACCAGATCGTCGCTGCGTGCGGCGAGATTGGCGAATACGGTGCCGACGGGCGCATCGACCACCTGGCGGCGGAAGCTGGGCTCGAGCGTGGCCTCCGTGATCCCGACCCGGTCTTCGTCGATGACCTCCTTTGCCGAGTTCAGCCAGCGCACCACCCAGCCCGCGCCGCGGTCGGCGGTAGAATAGTCCGCGCTGGTCCAGACGTAGCCCTGCACGATCATCTTCGCACCGGCGCCGATCGGGTAGTTGACCTCATTGATCAGGGCGGTACTGCCGGTGGCCGAGGTGCGGGCCAAATACTCACCGTCGAGGGCGGCGGCAGGGTCGTTGACGATTTCGATGTCGCCGATCTTTTGCCAGAATTTATCACCAGCCTGGAAGTTCTTGTTCTTTGCGGCCGCATCACGGTCCGCACCGGCGGTGGCGTTGGGGTCGTCCGGCTTCAAATCATCGATCAGCGTGCCGTCGCCATAGCGGGCCCCGTCCTCGAACAGGGCCCAGAAGGCCGCATCCGGCGGCACGTTGCCGGCCGTCGGGGTCGGGTTGATATAGAGATAGCGCCGGCCGTCGGGCCCGCGCACAATCTCACCCTCCCGATAGGTGGTCGCCGCATCGAAATCGCCGCGATCGACCAGCTGGGCGAAGAAGGCGATCTCATCGAAAGAATGTATCCGCCAGTTCCGCACCGCACCCATGGCCAGCCGCCAAAAGGGTGGACCTGTTTCGAGCTCTTCCACGGCCGTCACGGCGGGCCGCGCCGTGCCGTCGCTCTTGAGGGTCAGCTGCCGTGCGCCCACGCGCACGCGCGGGGTGACGAGCCGGCCGCGCCAATCCACGCCCGCCGCCGCGTTGCAGCTCTGGGCGATCTCCTGAATCACCGTCCGCGCCGACACCTGGAGACGCTGGTACAGCGCAACCGAAAAGTCCGCCGCCGGATCGAGCGCGGCGAGCGAGATGTCCAAGGCATCGAGCGAGGCCTGGTCGATCCCGTCCGGATCCACCGCGCCGGCGAGCACGGCCAGCGCCCGGATCACCTCGCCGGGCGTAGCCAGGTTCTGGGCCGGCACGAGATCGAGTGTGATGACGCCCACCGGCGGAGCACCGAAGCCGATCAGACCGGGCGCGGTGGCGAAAAATCCGGGCGGCACGTCGCTGGCATCGAGTGCGGCCGCCAACGTGTCATAATCCGGATGGCTGGCAATGGCCGCCGGAAAGGCGGACGCCCGCTCGAAGGCCGCCGCCACACTGCCCGAAAGATCATAGCCGTCAAACTCGAAGATGGACCGTGCCGGATCCACCAACAGCGGCTCGACGCCGCGCGCCGGACCAATACTGAGCGGCACGGGCGTGCCGGCAAGGTCGGCCGGCCCCTCCGCTCCGCCAGTGCCGGCGTAGGTTTTCGTCAGCAGAGGCGCGTCAATCCAGGCATCATCGACTTGCAGCCGTAGCGTCAGGCGGCCGGCGCGGAGCGTGGCGCTGTCCACGCGCCCGGCAAATAGCGGCATCATAACCGTCGGATCGTCTCCGACCGCGCCGGCCCAGATCCGGCAGGGCCGCCGCCCCCATGCCACGGCCGGCGCCGCCAATGCCTCGAGTGACAGATCCATCTCGCCGGCGCCCGAGCGCAGACGGCCGGTGAACGCGCCGTCGAACAGCTCGAGCGTGAGTCCTGGCGCACGCACGATGGCCGGCCGCCACGCCAGTCCGCCCGCTGATGTCGCCGCCGGAGCATTGTGGGTGGTTGCGCGCACGGTGACCGCCACGCCCGTCGCGCGGTCCACCGGCTCCATCTCGGCCCAGACGACCAGGCCGGTCATAGCCGCAATCCCGGCAGGAAGGATCGGGCGTCGAAGCCGCCGCCGCTGCCGAATCCCGGACCCGGCGTCGGGCTGGGAGCCGGACGCTCGGTAGCCCGCACTAGACGCTCGAGCAGCTCGCGCACCGCGGCCATGTCGCGCGCCGTCGATTCGCCGGCATCCTGCAGGCGCGTGATGTCCGGGAAGGGACTCTCGACGTCTTCGATGCCGGTTGACCTCTCGGCGTTGGCGATTGCCCGGTCCGTGAGCTCGCGGACCTCATCGAACAGGGCGAAGAAGGCCGGCGTGGAGCCGGCCAGCTCGCGCTCGATGTTCAGCAACTCCGCCGCGACCCGGCGAAACTCTTGCGGATCGACACCCTGGCCGGCGTCAATTTGGCGCGCCAAAGCTTCGAATTCCGGCGCGACGAGCGCACGCTGCTCGCGCAAGCTGAGCGGCGAAGCCGAACCGGTTTCGAGCTCGCGCAGGAAGTCCCTGAGCACGCGCGTACGCGCCTCGGCCTCCTGCTCGATCAGCTGGGCGCGCTCCTGTGCGAACAGCTCCTCTAGGACGGCCATCTCCTCAGTGGTGGCGCCCACCGCCTCGAAGGTATTTCTGAGATCACGGAATTCGCGGTTGAGCTCATCGAGTGCTGCGCCGAGCGGGTCCACCAACGCCTTGAGGCGGCGCGGCACGCTTTCGAGCTTGGCCGCGTCTTCGACCACCTGTTCGATGGTGGCCGTGGTTGCCTGGCGCAAGAGCCTGCCCGCGGTGACGCCGACGCCTTCGATGATGCCGCGGCTGAGCGCTGTGGCGAGCTGGGCGGCCAGCGCCTGCTCCTCAGTGTCGAATTTCTCGACGCCGGAGCCCTTGGTACGGCCTTGTCCGGTCGGATCGAAGGTAAACCGTTTCTTTCGCGTGCCGATCGTGCCGATATTGATGCCGGCGGCGATCTCGCCACCCACGGCCTCAGCGATGTCGCGAATGGTGGAGATGGAGCCGAAGCCTAGCCGAATGGCCTCCTCTTCGCGGCCGCGCTTGTTGCCGAAGGAGTCGATGTCGAAGCGGCCGAATGCGTTGGAGGTCAGCGTCGCCCCGCCGCGCGGCGTCGAGCCGAACAGCCCGCCGAGCAAGCTGCCGAAGATCGATCCGATGATCGACCCCCCCGGCACCGGCAAGAAGGAGCCCACCGCACCGCCGATCGCCCCGCCCGTCGAGCTCGCATCGATCCCGAGCCCCTTGAGAATGCTGGAGGTGGCGAATCCCACCGCGGCGCCGCCGCCGGCCTGGCCCAACAGCTCGGGCAGTTTCTTCAGCTCGTCGCCAAACAGCTGCGAGAAATCGACGCCGAGTCCCTCGAAGGCGTCCGAGAGCAGCTTGCCGAAATCGCGGAATTCCTGACGGAAGGTACGGCTGAACTGACCGGAGATCCGCTCGAGGATGCCGTCGTCGTCCTTCAGCGAGCGCTGCACGGCCGCGACCGCGCCCATCACCGCGGCCGATTCGTCAGCCGGCGTGGCGAAGAAACCCGGCGGCGCATTCGCGACGGCCCGTTGTGCGCCAGCGCGCACGCCGGCGACGGCAGCCTGCTGCTGTTGTGTCGGTCCGCCGCCGCCCGAGAGCCCGGAGAGCAGCCCGCCAAAGAGCCCACTCCGCCGGCCGGCGGCGGACGGCGCCACCTGCCCGCCGAGGAAGCTTGCCGCCGCCAGATCCGCCAATGCACGCAATCCCGCCGCCTTGAAGGCCGACCAGAAGCTGGCGCCGCGATCGCTGAAGAGGTCGAAGAAGGTATCCGACAAATCACGGAAATCCTCCTCGCGCTGGCGTTTAACCTCTTCGGCCAGTCGATCCGCCTCCCGCTGGGCGTCCTGCTGCTTCTTGATCTCCTCGGTCAGCATCGCCGCGGTCTCGAGCCGTTGGCGCAAGGCCTGCAGGCGGACGTCGTCGGCATCGATACCGCCGGCCACCAATCGCTCGATCTCGAGTTGGATCCGGACTTCATCTTCCTTGCCGGCCAGGCGGGCACGCAGCAGACGCTCTTCTTCCGCCGCCTTGGCGAGGGCGTCATCGAGATTTTCCGATACGGCCTCGCGAGCCGCCCGTTCCTCTTCCGCCGCCTTGCGCGTCGCGTCCGTTTTCTCGGCCAGCTTGCGGGCCACAACCTCCTGGGCCACCAGGCGCTTGAGGATGGACTCTTCGATGTCAGGAAACTGCTTGCGCAGCGCCAACAGCCGCTGCTCGGTCGATTCGAGATCCTGACGCACCTGCGGCGCCAGACCGGCCCGGTCCAGCCTGCGTGCGGCGGCCTCCTGCAAGGCGCGGAGATCATCCGGCAGCGATGATGCCCTGCGGTCTCCGGCGCTGGACGCCGCACGCAACTCTTCGAGCCCGGCCACCGACTTCTCCAGCGAGACCGTTGCCACCCGCCCTTCATTCAAGGCGCGGATGGCGCGTTCGGCCTTGATCGCCGCTTCCTCGACGTCTTCGAGCGAGATGGCGAGACGACCGAAACCGAGCTCTTGGACCTGTTCGACGGCTTTGCTGACGCTCACCACGCCGTCGCGGACATCGTCCGCAAGCTGGATGAGCGGGGAACGCGGCTGTCCGGCGGCCGGCCGAAAGATGATGCCGGCCGCCTCCGAGCGCGCCTGCTCGAGCGCGGCTTCGCTGCGCTCACGGGCGCGGCGGGTCCGGATCTCCTCGAGGCGCTGCTCCTCCTGCGACTGGGCTTCGGTCAGCCGCGTCGTCTCCTCGATCTGGCGGCCGAGAGCCCGTTCGGCCTCGGTCAAGGCCTCCGTCGCCGCCTCCGTCGCGCTGGTATTGTCGCGCAACAGCAGAAAGGCCGTCCCGGCGGTAACGAGAAGTCCGGGCAGTCCACCGAAAAATGCCAGGCCGCGGGAGAGCGCCCGGGCGGCGACGTTGGCCCGGGCCATGGCCGCAGTATGACGGTCCTGGGCGGCAGCCAGACCCCGCGTTGCGCGGGCGAGTCGGCGCTGCTCGCCCTTGAGCGAGACCTGGGTGCCCAGGAAGCCCTGAGCCGCCACGGCGGCTTCCAAGGCCGCGGCGGCCGCCGCCTTGTCGGCACGGGCTTTGGCCAGTGCCGCCGCGGCCGCTTCTCTATCGGCGCGGGCCTCGGCCACGGTGGCAGCCGTCTTCTTCAGCTTTTCCACCGTCGCCGCGGCGGTCCGGCCGGCCAGCAAAGCCAGCCCGCCGGCCGCCACCCGCACCAGGGTGTCGACATTCTCCAGACCGAGCCGCAGCCCGCCGCCGAGCAGCTCGCCGAGCTCGCGGCCGGTCATCGCCACGTCATCCATGCGCCCGCCGAGCTCGCCCGCGGCGCCGGCAAAGCGGTTGATCACCCCGGCATCGAAGGCTGTGGCGAAGCTCTGCCGCAGGGTGGCCAGTTCCTTGTTGGCCCGCCCCCCAGCCTCGACCAGCGCCTCGTCGATGACGAGGCCGAGATCGCGGGCGCGCTCTTCCTGCTCGGCGATCGCCGCGGTGCCCTGTCGCAGCGCCACGGCCAGCAGTGGTCCCGCATCGTCGCCGAAGAGCTGCGCCGCCAACGCCGCCACTCGCGACTCATCACCGACGCGGCCGAGGCGGTCGATCACCGCGTTCAGGAACGGATCCACGTCGGCGATCTTGCCCGAGAGGATATCCTGCTCGAGGCCGAGTTGACGGATTGCCGCGGCGGCGGGCCCGGCGCCGGAGTTGCGGAATTCGCCGAACCGGCGGCCGAGTCGGCGCAGACCGTCGGCCGTCTGCTGGCTGGAGACGTCGAACTGCTCAAAGGCGAAGGTGAGCGACTGGAATCGCTCGGCGCTGAGGCCCGCGGCCGCGGCGGCCGCTCCGATGTCGTCCGCCGCCTGCAGGCTGGCCGCCCCCACCCGCGTCAGCCGCTCGATCGACAGACCGGCGAAGACACCACCGGCCAGGCCCTTGAGGCGGTTCAATGCGGTGCCGAGCCCGCCGACGCCGCGAGCTGCGCCGCCAGCGGATTGCTCGATGCGCTGGAAGTCGCGCGGCACCGGCCGGGCGGCGCCGCGCACGCTGTCGAGCGAGGTCTTGCCCTCGCGGCCCAACAGCCGGATCTCGTCGGCGACCTGCTTGCCGCCGACGGGCTTGAAGCGGAAGGGGAGAATCTCGGTCACCGCCGGCGACCCTCGAGCAGCTTGGCCAACTCGGCTGCCACGATGGCGGCGGCGCGGCGCTCCCAGCGATCCGCGATGCCGAGCAGGTCGACACGTTGGCGCAAGGTGATCTTGGGAAAGAGCAGGAACATCACCACGGTGGTGAGCCCGCGCCCAGTACGGCGGGCCGTCGCCGAGGCGCGGCGGAAGCCGCGGAACTGGCCGGTTTTCCGCGAAAAGCTACCGCGCACATTGTCCACCACGAGGAGGGACGGGCGCGGCGGCCGGCGGAAGATGAAGCGCAGCGGGCCGAAGCGGCCTTCGGGAAAGTTCGATGGATTGATTCGGCCGCGGCCGACGCCGCGCTTGGGCGCATTCTCCGTCGGCACGGCCAGGAAGAAGCCGTCCGCGCTGCGGATGGTGGCGCCGATGCCGTGCGCCTCGAGCGCTTGCTGGGTTTTCCGGCCGCCATTGCCGAAGACGAGGGTGGCGGCGTCCAGACTGCCCTGGCCCGGGCCCGGAAAGGTTTGATGCGCCCAGGCGCGCGCCAGTCGGCCGAAGGGCGCATACGCTGCCTCGAGGTCTTTCTCGAGGCCGCGTCCGAGCTTGTCCATGCCGTCGCGCACCCCGCGCGCCGCCAGCCCTTCGGCCCGATGGGCTGCCGCCACGGCGCGCCGCGGGTCGGGTACCTCGATCATCAGCGCATCATCCCAACATGCAAAACGCCCGGCGAACGGCGTTCGCCGGGCGAGCGTCTCTCGACATATGTGACGGTCAGGACGCGACCAATGCCCAAACGCCCCGCAGGATCAGCCACACCAGGCCGATCAGGACCATGGCGCCGGCGGTCCACCAGGCGCCCTGGCTCTCGACGGCCACGGCCACCGGGAGCAGGATGGCCAGGATGCCGAGACCGTCGATCACGAGATGTCTGGTGCGGCCCATAACATCACCCGCATACGAACGGTGTGGCCACGCCGGCGGCGACCAGGTGGGCACGGAGCGCCCGCCGGAACCGCTTGCGGGTGCCACGGCCCGTCATCCAGATATTGGCGACTGCCGCGGCATCGCGCAGGATCGTGTCCTCCCCCCGGGAGACGACCTGGATATTGACGTCCACCCGCTCGCGCTCGCCGCGAGCAAATCCGTCCACAGGGGTTTGCGCAAAGACATATCCGCTGTCCTTGTCGGCATTGCGGACAAGCAACCCGACATCATTGGCCGCCGCCAAGACCGCCGGCCAGACGATATCATACTGCCCGCTGATCTGGACGGGCCGGTCGACGAGCTCGTCGGTGGAGCAGGCGGCGATGCGCGCCTCTCGTTTCTGCTGCTTTTGGGCCGCACGGTGCGCCTGTTCTTCGGGCGTCATGCAGCCTGTCACCAGCAAAAACGCGCACAGTCCGCTCATCATGACAATCGCTCTGAGCATGGCCGCCATTATAGCATGGCCGATCCCGGATTCAACCGTCCTGTGCAGCATCGTCCCGCCGGTAGACGAGTCGCGTCAGGATGGCGCACGCATCCATCAGCCAGGCCCCCTGGTCCATCACTCCGCCGGGCTCGGGCAAATGCTGCAGTCCCGGCTCGCGCAGATGACCGCCCGCCAGCCCCACCACCGTTTCCGGTGGCGCACTGCACTGCTGCCACAGGGTCAGGAGGTCGAGCCACTCGGGCGCGAGCGCGAGGAGCGGGTTTTCCGTGTAGCTGTCCTCGCCGATCCGCCAGCCTTGCGTGCCTTCGGGCGGCTGGCGGCCGCCCTCGAAGACTCGCGGGGACCGGGCGTATTCGGCGAGGATGGCGAGTTTTTTCGCGCATCTCCGTCCGGCCGCAGCAACCTGAGCACCTCGAGCCCGACCTGGCCCAAATGACCGGACGGCAGCGCGTCGAGCACGGAATCGGCCAGCAGCCCGCCATGTCGCTCGAGGAGAATGTCGAGACCCTCGATCTGCTGGGTGAACCGCGCCGCCGCCATCACCGTCGCCACTTCGATATAGTGGCTGCGATCGGCCAGGATGCGGGCATAGACAGCGCCGGCCCGGCGCAATTCTTCCTCGAGCAGCGCAAAGGTACGCGCATCGTCTTTGCCGAGCAGATCCTCCGCCGCCGTGCCGTCTGCGAGCCGGTCCTGCGCTGCATCGCAGACGTCGATCAGCGCCAGCAGCCGGCCGACATCGTCGGGATGGATCAGGGCGCGCACATCCGCGCGCATCGCGTCGTAGGCCTCGCTTTCGGATGGATAGAACACGCCCGCCGCCGTAAGGTCGCGGCGGAACCGCTGGCGCTCGAGAATCGTCGGCGCGCTCAGATGATAGATCACCTGGCCGCCGGGATGCTCGAGCGCCAGCGGGACTGTGTCGCGCGGCGAAAGCGGCAGGATCCGGATCGAGTTGGACTCTGACATCAGCACATCCTCAGAACAGGCACAGGAACGCGCCGGCGTCGGCACCGCGGAGGTCCAGCGTGACGTCGCGGGTCCGGAAGGCGCCGCGGGTGCCGGGCGTGTCGGCGATGCGCGCAGCACGCGGCAGCACCAGCGCCGGACGATTGCCGGCCAACGTTCCCGCTCGCGCGAGGCCGATGAATTCGGTGCCGGCGATGACGCTGGCCATCACGTCGCCGCCGTCGGCAATCAATCGCATTTCAGGATCGAGTGTTGCCTGCATTTGGCGGCCGGTGGTCGCCGCCGGCGAAAAGCCGAAGGCCTCGTTCGGATCGTCGCCGAGCTCGACCTGGCTCTGCGGGTTGAGGGTGAAGGTCGAGATGGCCAATGCCTTGCGGTCGAGCTTCATCACGCCGCCGGCAAAGATGGGCTTGGGCGGGCGGGCGTCGTTGATCGACGGCATGGCGACATCCTGCTCGTCGACGAACCGGGCGGTGAAGGTGAAGTCGAGCGCCGGCACGCCACGGGTCGCCCACACCGACTGCACCGCACCCTGCATGCCGTCGACCCGAACCCGCAACCCGTCGAGGAACAGCTCGGAGGCCAACAGCGGAATATCCTCGGACGCCGGCCGGTACAGCACATTGGCCAACACCTGATACTGCGTCGCCATCGATGTGGGCGCAGCCGGCAACTCGTCGGTCACCGTGGCCGTCTTGGTCGCACCATCATAGTCGCTGATGAAGGTGGTGACATCCATATCGCCCGACAGCACGAGCGGCATGCCGCGCACCGCCTGGTCCATGCCCGGCGCACTGGCGCCGAGCACCACCGTGGTGGTGGTCGAGCCGTCGCCCACGGCTTCCGGCGCCGCGGGGATCGGCGCTGCGGTGATCTGCTCGGCAAAGCCGGCGGCGCGCATCAGACGTCCCCAGCGCGGCGGCGTGCCGGGCGTGTCGGTCCCGACCAGGTAGACACGCGAGGTCACCTGTGCCGAGATGCCGGTCGCCCGGCGTTCGCCGCGATCAAGGCTGCCCGTATCCTCATTGGTTTCGGCCGTCTGCACATCGTAGCTGATGGCGGTGCCTTCGGCGAAGATGCCGTCAGCCGCAGGGTCGAGGGCGGGAAACACGGTTTCGTCCGGCTGCTCGCCGGCCACGAAGAGAGCGTTCGCCGCCCGGATGCGCTTGACCATCGATCAGTCTCCTCTGTTGATGTCAGGATGTCGGCCGGCGGCGGGACGGTGCCGCCGCCTCCGCCGTCTTGTCGTCGGTGCCGGCAGTGCGGCGCCGGCGCGTGGAGCGCGCCCGCGCAGGCTTGGGCGCAGGTGCCGGCGTCTCCGTGTAGCAGCGGATTGCCCGCACCGGCTCGCCCGGCCGCGGCGCAAGGTGTGTGGTGTTCTGACTCATCGTTGTCTCCTCAGGCTTCGCCGAGCCGACGGAACGGGTCGCCGTCTTCGGTGGCATATTCGATGCCGAACTCGGCCACGAAATCCGCCGTGCGCTTGCCACCCTCGGCCACAAGATCGTGCTGCATGGCGCGCAGGCGCAGGTCGTCCGCCAGGCCGCCGAGTGCAGGGTCGGCAGATGCGGCGCGCACGACGCGCGCATAAAGATCGTTGATCGCGCGCTCGACGCTCTCCTCGGCGCCGGCGGTAACAAATCCCCAGACCTCGACGGTCATGCGGTATTCGTCCTGCCCGGTCGCCTCCTCGGTCGCACGCTGCTCGCCGCCACCGATGACGATCGCCGCCGGCCGCTGTGCATCGTCGACGGCGCGCTGGCGCGCACGCTCCAGGCGTGTCACCGGCGGGCCGCCGTCGGTGGCGAGACCGGCGTGGACCGCGTCGTCGAACGCCGCCAAAATACGTTCGCGCACATTGTCCATCACGCCACCGCCGTCTCGACTTCGAGCGCCCATTCGGGCACATGCGGATGGCGCTCGGCATTCGCCACGCGCCAGGTCTGACCGGCCACGGTCAGCTGGTCGCCCTCGACCGGCGCGGCCACCTCACTCGAGCGCACGGCGAAGACAACCTGATCCCGCGGCGGACCGGTCGGTGACCAGTCCCGTGCCGCGGCCGCCGTCCGTCGGATCACGCGGACCGACAGCGGATCGCCGCCCGCGGACGGCTGGTATATCGCTTCTAGGGCGACTGCGCTGGCGTATAGACTGTCCAGTCCGCGTGCGAGGGGTTGTATCGTCATGGTGGTGGGTGATGGTTACAGGGTGATGGCCGCGGCCAACGCCAGAAGTGCAGCGGCCGGCACCGCCCATTCGAGATGCTGTTGCAGCCGCCCGCCGAGCAGCCAGCCGCGGGTGAACGGCAACCGATGCGATTTCTGCCATTGAGTCACTTCGCGGATGTAAATGCCGCCGGCGACCGCGATTGCAAGGGTCCACGGCACCGACAGCGCCGCGAGGCCGACCAGCATGCCGAACAGCAGCGCGCCCGCAAACACATGTAGCAGGATATCTTTCACCATTGCTCCCTCCGAAAAAAAACGGCGGGACCCCGGACGACCGAGGCCCCGCCGAGTGCAACTGCAGCATCACCGGGTCAGCTCTTGCCGGCGCTCGCGCCGCCAGTGGCCCCGGCAAGCGGCAAGCCGCCCTCGCCGGAGCCGTCATCGCCCCCCGATTCCGGCGTCTCGTCACCCTCCTTGGTTTCACTGCCACCGGTCCCGGCCTGGCCGGCGTCGTCTGCCGCCCGCCGGACCGCCGCCGGCAGGCGGGCGGCGTCCGCGGCGAGCAATCGCTCGCCGATCTGTGCGTCGACCTTGAACGTCTCGCCCGGCTGCACGTCGGGTCCGCCGCCGTGGCGGGTATAGATCGCATGCACCGCCACGAGTTCGATTTGTTTGCTGCGTTTGTTCGCCATGGAATGCTCCTGTGGTCAGAGGCTGCGCCATCAACGCACGGTGGCCGCGAGCGTCGCTTGCGGGCGGCGGGGTACCAGCAGAGGGGAGGACTGCGAGAGGACCCACCGCCGCCCCGGATTCTTCGTCACGAAGGATTTCGGGAAGAATGCCAGCGGCACGGCTTCTCCGGGGGCGGACAGTCGTTCGGACTCGTCATCGTCGTCGATGATGGCGCCGAAGGCACGCACGCCTTCCATCGCCGTTGTGGCCGCCAGGATCACGGTGTTATCCGGCAGCAGCTTCTGCACCGCGCCCGCATCATCCTGGAACTTGTCCTGATAGGTGTAAAAGTCCACCATCCCGTCGGTGCCGCGCCAGCGGGCCTGTCCGGAGACGCCGGGCAACAGCCCGAGGTCGGCGGCCGACTGGCCGGCGCGGAGCTGGGTCGAGATTTTGTCCTTGAACTTCGGATCGGCCGAATACAGCTTCCACGCATCCGTGGTCATCACGACCCGATCCACCGGCGCGCCGACCGCCTCGCCCACCTCGTCGGCCCAGGCCTCCACATCATCCACCGGCGAGACACCGGCCTCGCCCCATGCGGCCGCGCCCGCCAGTGTCTTGGTGTGAGCGGGCGGGCGCGCGAAGTCGACGATGGTCTCGGGATAGTCCTCGCCGACGATCGTCACCTTCCCGGTGCGCAGTACCTCCGAGGCCATGATCTCGAGCCTGCGGATCCAGGCGTCGAAGTGATCCGCAAGTAGCCGCGCCAAGGCCGCCTGCTGGCGTTCCTCGGGCGAAAGATTGCCGCCGATCGGCTCCCCCGCCGAGCGGCGGATGCGCGCCTTGGGATCGAGCGCGTCGATCAGCTTGATATAGGCAGGCCGGAATGTCTCCACCCGGACACCCGAGGCGACGCCGCGCTTGGCCTCCACGAGAGGCGCGACAAAGGGCGCCGCCTTGGGATTGTCGAGGATACGGTCGAAATGGATCTCTTGCGTCTCTTCCTCGATGATATCCGGGAAATAGCTGTCGATCAGGAAGCGTCCGGGCACCTTGAGGCGCTGGACGATGGCGAGCATCGAGCTCGTGGCAAACAAGTCCATGGAAATCTCTCCTTTCAGTGTTGGTGCCCGGGATCAGGCGACATGGATGCCCAGCGGTCGCAGCGCGTCGCGCACGCTGGTCTCGGTGTGATTGGGGCCGAGGGTGAGCGCCGCGAACCGCACATGCCCGACGATCAGCGCCATGGCCTCCTGAGCGGCGCCCGTGGTGTCGACGTCGTCGAGGAGGATGACGTCCGGAGTCTCGCTGCCGTCGACCGCACCGCCGTCGGAGAGGACGTACTCGCCCGAGGCGGTGATCTTGCCCAACACCTCGCCGCGGCTGTGCTCGGCGCCCATCGCGACCACGATCTTGCGGGTCAGCGCCGGAAAGTTGGATGCGAACAGCGCGTCGGGCTGCTCATCGGGTCCGACCGTATAGTTGGCCAGTAATGACATGGGATCAGTCCTTTCGGTTTGAGATTAGCGCTCGACTGTCAGGCGTCGCGAAACAGATGGCCGAGACCGGCTTTGCGGCAGGTGGCCGCGACAGCGGCGCCGGCATCCGCCGTGGTATTCTCGCCGTCATCCGGCCCGACCTGGGGGCTCGGCTCGGCAGTCATGCTGGCCAGAAAAGCCTCGCCGGCAGCGGCGGTGCGCTTCGGCGCCTTGCCCAACGCCGCTTTCGCCTGTGCAGGCGTCAGGCCGGCGCGCGCCAATTCCTTGGCCAGGTCTTCCCGGCCCTTGGCCTCGGGGAGATCGAGGATGGCGAGGATCCGCGCCGACGGGTCGGCGGCCCGGGCCGTCCGGTCAACGGGTGTTTTGGCCGACGCAGGCGGCGGCGCAGCTGCAGCCTGGTCGCCGCCGCTGTCATCCTCCTCTTCCTCGAAGACACATCCATCCTCCTCGGCGGCCGAGACGAGATCGGAGACGGCCACGTCGAGCACGGAGGCGAAGCCTTCGAGGCGCTCGACCGGCGGGCAGTTGATTTCGCCGCGCAGGATCTGATTGACCGTCGATTCGTCGATCCCGGCAGCCGACGCCATCTCCGCGATGACGTCGTCGCGGGTCCGCTCTTCGGTCACCTGGTTGTCGATCAGCCGGTTGAGTTCGGCGGCGAGCGCTTCGCCCGCCGTCGGATTGCCGGCGGCCGTCCGGCAGCCGGCGAGTCGATATCGCGCCATGGTCTTGCTCCTTTTCGATTGCGCGGTTTGTCCCGGCTGGCGCCGGGACCGGGATTGCACCGGCTTCGGCCGGCGCGCAGCAGCCGCGCGCGGCGCGGCCGGAGTCTGTCGGGAGCCGGCGGCGCGTAGCAACGCCGCCCGCGTGGCATCGATGGTGTCAACGCCGTCGATGAGGCCGGCTCGCATGGCCTCTGCGCCGATGAAGGTTTGTGCTTCGGTGCCGATCACCGCGTCCTCCGCCAGGCCGCGCGCAGTGGCCACCGACGCGGCAAACACGTGCCGGATGGTGTCAAGCTCGGCCTGGACGCGGCTGCGGGCCTCTTCCGACAGCGGTCGGGCGTCATGGAAGTCTGCCTTCGCTGCCCCGGAGAAGATGGGGGTCACCGCGATGCCCATTTCCTCGAGCATACGCGAGACATCGATATGTTCGGTGATCACGCCGATGGAGCCCACATCCGCCGTCGCTGTCCCGATCACGCGATCGGCCTGGCTGGCAATCCAGTAGGCCGCCGAATTGGCGCGTTCGACGAATGCCCAGATTGGTTTGTCGCCCCCACGTCGTTGCGTGTGACCGGCGATAAACGTCGCCAGTGACCAAGTGCCGTCGACGACGCCGCCCGGCGACAGCACACGCAGCAGAATCGCCTGCACGCGCGGCTCGGCCAGTCCCTCGGCGATATCCTCACGGATCGATTCGACGGGTGTGTCGGCATACCAATACCATCCCGCCATGTCGGCGCTCGCCAGCACGCCGGAGACAGGGACCTCGAGGACCCCCGTCTCGCGCGCCCGGGCCAGCGCCATTGATCGGCGGTTCGAGAATGCGCGGTCGAAAAAGTCGCCCTCGAACAGCGCGGCGGAGCGAGCATGGCCCGCCGAGACGGCGCGCGCGCGGGCGGCGATCAGCGGCAGGGCGTGCGTGCGATCGATCAGCCAATGCATCAGGCGGTCTCCTCGCTGTCACCTGACTCCGATCCGGAGGCGGATGGCGCTGCATCGTCATCGCGGGCGGCCAGCGCGGCAACCGCCGGCATCAGCGTTTCCAGCGCAGGGATCTGGATCCCGCGCTGCCGCATGGCGGCCCGTTCGGCCTCGATCTGGTCCAACAGCGCATCGGGATCACGGCCCAAGGCCATCGCTTCTTCACGATGGGTGCTGAGGTTGAGGGCCAGCGCCATCCCGGATGCCAGCAATTCCTTCTGTGGATCGACGGATCCGCGGCCCGGCCCCAGCCAGGCCGAACGCAACCAGGCCCGGCGCGCGCGCCGGCTCGTAAAGAAGCCCGGCAACTCGACGCGACCGCGCGCCGCCGCCTCTTCGATGACGAGCTCGTATACCGGCCGTGCGAAATAGGTTGCCTTGGCCATACGCGCCGTCATGACGGCGCGCCAGGCCTCCAGCATCGATGCGCGCGCGCTCGAGAAGTTGGTGCGGCTGAAGTCGCGGGCAAAGGTCTCGAAGGTCTGGCCTAGCCCCACCGCGATATACCGTTCGATGGACTTGGTGAAGGTGTCGAACCCCTGGTTTGGCCGGCCTGTGTTCCAGCCGTTGAGGCGTTCGCCTGGCTCGAGCCGCGGAATGATGCCGCCCGGACCGATTCCGAGCCGCAATGGCCGCGCGGCCTGCCGGTCGGCGAGCATCTGCTTCACGTCTTCCGGCCGATCGCCGAAGATGTCGAGCAACGTCTGCCCATCGAACGGCACCTCGAGTACCGCCGAGATGACGGCGTTAACGACGGCGCTTTGTAACTCGGCGCGTTGGTACCGTTGCCTCTGCTTGACGGCTTCCATAATCGGAGCAAAGGCGGATATTCCGCGATGTTCGCCTGGGCGCCGACGGTCAAAACAATGCAGCACCTGCAGTCGGCCATTGCTGCGCCGGCGGGCCACACGATTCCAGACGCCCAGCAAACTACCGGCGTCGAATCGCTCGCCTGGATGACCACGTCGGATATGATAGGCCACCGGCGCGCCGAAGCCGTCGATCTCGACGCCGTCACGCAGGCGGCGGTCGTTGGGTGACCCGCGTGGATTACTCAGCCGAATGGGATCCACCGACTGCAACACGGTAGCCCAGCGCACGCCCAGCGCCGCCTGCCGGCGCGGTTCCCAAAGGGCGAGATATACACTTTCCCCGTCGAGCCAATCCCCCTCGACGGCCATACGTGTCAGCCCGCCGAAGGTGGCTTGGCCGGTCACATCGGAGGCCTCCGGATCCTGGCTCCACTCCTCCCACAGATCCTCCAATTCGGCAGCCTTTGCCTGCGCCTCGGCCATATCGATGTCGAGGGCGGCATGATCCGGCATGGCCTGCAGATGCAGGCCCTCGCCGACCACTGTGTCCTTGTGGCGCTGAACCGCGCCGGCCATCAGACCGTCGTTACGCGCCAGATCACGCGCACGGGCGGCCAGGATCGGACGGGCCGCCATGGTGATTTGGTCCGGGCTGGCCCGTGTCACCTCCCAGCCGGCCATTTCGGGTGAGCCGGCTGACGCGCCGGCATAGGCCGAGCGGCCGACGCCGCCCGCCCAGACGCCGGCCTGCGTGCGCAGCGGACGGCCGTGCACGTCGATCAGTGTGGGCGGCATATATCAGCCTCTCACATGGATCTGCGGAATGGTCGTGATTCGACCCCGACGGCGCCCCAACTCGTCGCGCATACGCGCAATACGTCGTTCGAGCGCATTGCGACTGGAGATCGTCGTCGTTTGGAACTCGATGCGCGAGCCCTCATGCTGGACGAGTCGCGTACCGCCATCGACGAGTTGCGTCTCAAGCGTGGCTTCGAGTTCGGCAAGCTTCGCCTCGAGCTCGGCGGTGGTCAGGTCTTCAAAGCTCACAGATACATCTCCCCGCTGTCGTCCGCCGCCGTATCGCGCGGCGCTGCCGGAGGTTCGGGCGAGCGGGCGCTGGTAACGGCGGGCGAACGCCGTTCGCTGACATCCGGCACCTGCGAAGCGCGGTCCGGATCGAACAATTCGCATTGCGGCGCGCCTGCCGCCTGTGTTTCCGCCAGGCGCTGGGCCTCGAGCGCATCCCATTGCGCGTCCGACAGACGGTGCCAGCCGAGCCGGATCAGGGCCGCCCGGGCGTAGATCATCGTGTCCAATGCCTCGTTCGGCTGGTTGGGCGGCTTCGTCCAGCGATAGACGATATAACCTTGCCGATTGACCTTCGGCGCGCGACGCTCGGCAGTCAGCTGCTGATAATAGTCATCGGGCAGTCCTCGCGGCAGACCGACGGCGCCGCGCTCGGCGAGATCGTCTTTGCGCAGGTCCGAATAGAGCTGGCTCTTGAGGCCCGACACACCCACAATCCAGAGTCGTACCTTGGCACGCCGGCGCTTGCGACCGCTGAAACTCACGCGCGGCCGCCGGCCCGCATCGAGCGGCGGCGCGGCCTCGGCGGTCGCACCCTTCACCGCCATCACCCGGTCCTCGGGCCACCGCCCGGCCCATTCATAGACCTCCTCCGACCAATGACCCGCATCGATGGCCAGCATCTCGAGAGCGCGGTCTCCACCCGGCGCATATGGCCACCGGCGATCGAGCAGGGCATCCAGCTGTGCCTGGGTGGCGGCGGCGGAGATGTGCCCGTCGATGACGAGGTAATCAATCACATGGCTGCGCCGGTCGCGGCTGGCGGCGACAATCTGGACTTCCACGCGGTCGACCTGACAGTCGATACCGGCGGCAATCAACAGACCGTCGGCCGGCACCGTGCCGACGGCGACGGGGGCAGCCATAGCACGGTCGCGCAGATGTTCCCATTCCGGCGCGTCTCCCTCGGCACGGTATGGGAGCCCGGTCATTTCATTGACGAAGACCCGCTCGCGGTGTCCCGTGCCTTTGGATTCGAGCCAGCGGCGCGCGATCCGCTCCCAACTCGTCAATGGCGAGTATGCAGCCCAGATGTGGAACGAGACGGTGCGGTGTTCCCGTTCCGGATGCTGCGCGCGCCAGCGGCCGGCGGCGACCATCTCACGCTTGTGGTGGTGGTCGATCCGTATCTCGCAATGCCGACAGACGAAATGAGCGTCGTCCGGTCGCTCCTCGTCGAGGTGAGCGAACATATTCTCCCAAGCGAGATCTTGCAATACCCCGCAATGCGGGCAGGGCACCTCGTAGATCTCCTGGGTACCGGCCTCGTATGCGCGCGTCATCCGGCATTCGCCCTCCACAGCGCCGGTGCCTGTGCGCAGGATCTTGGCGAATTCGAATCCCTCGGATCGGCCGTCCGCCTGTTCCTGTGGATCGCCAGCGGCGTTGAGCTCCCAGCGCTGCAAATCATCCTGGACCTGGCGCGGCACCGAGACCTGAGACAGGCTCGAGGGGGAATTGGCGCCTGAGATCAGCAGCGAGCCGCGGCCGTCTCGGCGTTCCATGAAGAAAATAGACGACTTGGAATCGCGCGTCTGGTCGAGATTAAAGATCCGAGCGAGCGCAGGCGACTGGCGCACCATCGGCGCCCATTTCATGTTGGACCACCGCCGGCCGTTCTCGAGGCTCGGGTGGACATACATGAACGGGCCGGGGTCCATGTCGAGGCTGCCACCGGTGAACACCTGGGCCACGACTGTGCCGCCGATCTGGATTGACTTTCGCAGCACCACCTCGCGGCATGGATGATCGGGGGAGAGACAGTCGAGGATGCGGCGATAGAAGGGAAACAGGTCGGGATCATACCGGCCTGGGAATGCGCTCTCCGATCCGAAGATGATGTGTCGCGCAGCCCAGTCCGAGTAATCGACAGGCGGAGGTGGTGCAAGCACGCGAGCTGCTACAGCGCGCGCGCTCGCCTCGGCATCATGGAGCAAGCTGGTCGCACTCACGCTGCCTGATCCTCTGCGTGCGCATCGGCATCGGTCGGCCGCTCAAAATGTCGGCTCCACTCAGCACGCACTCTCTTGGTTTCGCGACGCAAAGCGAGCGTCAACGCTCGGACATCACAGCCCAGTTCCGCAGCAACGGGCTCGCCAAGCCGCCCTGGGATTTCGTCCAGCAGTCGCACGAGTTCAGCGAGAGTGCGCGACCAGGCGGCCTCAGCTTCCTCGCGCATCAGGTAGACACCCTGCTGGACTTTGAGCTTGGCCTCTGCGATCTCGGCTTCGGCCTGCTGCTTACGAGCGCGCGCAGAATAATAGTCGGCTTGTGCACCGCCGCGCTGGCCGATGACGTTTTCGGGCGGTTCGTCCACTGCATCTCGCTGCAGGTCAATGGGGCTCTCCTGAGCCTCCTGCTGGGCAATATCAAGCAGAGTGGCGAGCTGTTGGTCTGCCTCTTCAACGACCACCTTCGCCATGCGGCCACGGCCGATCAATGCCGGCCCGCTCAGCTTCCCGCTCCGAATCCAGTGGCTCACTGCGCTCGCCGTGCGCCCGCGCATCTTCGCGTATTCGCTTTTGCTCACCACCGTAGCGCGCTGCGTATTCCCCCCATCCGCCGCATCGGGCCGCGCCGATTCGCCGTTCTGCAGCTCAAGTTGAAGCATTTGATCTCTTTAGGCTTTTCAGTCCGCCCAAAAACTAGCGAAATATCGCGCCTTTGGCTCCCGCATACGTTTTGGCTTTTCGGAAGGACCCGTGGCCATCCAAAAACCGCAGAAATCCTAGGCTTTGGGTGCTGATACGAAAAACGCCCGGAAGGGGAACATCCCTCCGGGCGCGCGTCTCGCGACAGTGATGCAAACGATGCCTGATTCTGTAACGTTTGTCACCCCCACTTGAAAAAATTTTCAAGCCAGCCTGCGATCTGTGCGATAGCCATATCTCGCCACCGGTAGATCTGCATCCGCGACACACCGAACTGTCGCGCCAACAGTGACGCCTTCACGCCGCTCGCGAGCAGGTACGCGGCCAGCGTGACAGTGCGCCGATCTACCCGCCGACCGTCGACGCGCACCGCCTGCCACCATGTCATGACGAGCTCCGCTCGACTGATCTGTTCTGGCGTCGGTCCCGATCGATTGCCCTCTTGCTGAATATCGACCCCCGAGCCGACGCGTGCAAAGCGCGCGTCCAACACATCGGCCGCGGTGACGAGCACGCGGGGCCAATTCGACCGCAGGCCGAGCTGGAACCGCCGATCGGCATCGGGCACGGCGGCGGTCACCCATGCTGCCTCCCGCAACAGCACCCACACGACATCGGCCAATCGCGGGTTCTGATCTCCTCGCTCCATGCACGTGCGATAGCCTGCATTGATCGCCGCGGTGAGACGATCGCGATCCACCGACGGCGCCGTCGGCTCGCCAACCTCTGCGAGTGTTACGCTCTGTTGCTGAGCGTAACATCGGGTGTAACAGGCTAACCCTTTGCTCATAGTGCATAAATCTCCGATCTGTTACGCTGTTACGCTTGTTACACCCCTTCCCCTCACGCGCGCGCATCTAGGCCGCCTTTTGGGCGTAACAAGCGTAACAAACGGCCCAACTCATTGCCGTCATTACCGAATTTTTGTTACACCCCCTGTTACATTTCCTTTACTTGTGTTACTGTCAAGCTGTTGATCTAAAAGGACTGTTAACTGTTACACTTGCTGTTACACCTGCGCGCAACTATGTTGCTAAAAAACATCCTCTGCGGGATCACTCGGCCTACCGTCGTCCTGTGGTAGATAACCGCCGCCGAACGCGGTCGCCCGATACAACACACCGTCCATTCGCACAGGTTGCGGCCATGGGGCGACGCCGGGCAGGTAGCGCAGCGCCTGCACCCACACCCCTTCCGCCCATCGCGTGCCGCTGAAAATCCGCGCCAAACCTTCATGACGCTGCCCGGCGACGAGCAGTCGCGGTGCCCCATCCTCACCCGCCATAACCTTGAGTCCCACCCCCTCGATCTGCTTGCGACGGTGCGCGCCCATCGGGTCCCACAGCGCTTCGGCCACCACCCGTGCGACCGACATGCGTTCGCCACCGGACCACAGATCAATCGGATGCGAGTAGAGGTGGCGCAGGCATTGCCACCCCTCACCGTCCTCGTCTTCGGCCACCTGCGCCTGCTCGACGAGCCACGCAAACCGTGTGACCTCCTCTGCGGCGAAGTCCGAGTCGGCCGCCGCATCAGCAATCAGCAGATCGCGGCCGGCGAGTAATGTGGCGAGCTGGTCGGCCTGGCGCGCATCGCATCCGCCGGCCATGGCGGCGGCCCGATAGGCGCCAAAGCCGTCAAGGAAGCGTTGCCAGCCCGCGATCGCCCGCGCCCGCAACGCAGGCGAGGCCTCGGCCGCTGCGGTAATCGCCGCCTCGGCCTGCTCCACATCGGCGGCCGCCGCGGCGCCGCCGGCCAACAGCTCGAGCGTCAGCTCCGCGATACGGCTCAGATCCTGTGGCGACAGCGGCACGTGCAGGATCGAGGAGAGGTATGCCGAACCGGTCACCGCGAAGGCCTGCGGCCGACCATCGGCCGAACCGCGACCAGCGCGCATCCCTTCCCCCTCGCTCATGCGGCGCAGCATCTCGACAACGGCCTGCGCCCGCCCGTACGCGTCGGGCTCGCTCTCGTCGAGAATCAGCGCCCGCGCCTCACCGGTCAGCGCCTGGCGCAGAAAGGCCTCGGTAAAATTGTTGCGCTGCGGATGCGCGCCCGCACCGAGCGCCGCGGCTGCCAAATTGGCGAGCCACGTCTTGCCGCTCCCCCGCGCGCCAGTGACCATCAGATGCGCGCGCCAGCGCGGCGCCCCGCCGAGCATCGCCTGCCCCAGCCAACCGAGCCAGATCTCGGGCTCTTCCGGCCGCGACCAGCTCCAAAGCCGCACCGCCTCGAGCAGCTCCTCTCCGACGGCCGGGGGTGCGGGCACCGCGGCCGGCCGCGCGATGGTATGCCGCGCGGGATAGATCGCGCCGCCGAGGATCACGCCCGCCGGTCGCCAATCACCATCGACGTAGAGGGCGTCGCCGGCGTGCACCACCAACGCCGGAACGGCCGAGGGGCGCAGATCGCGCCACACCCCGGCGAGCCGCACCGGCGTGTCGGGGTCGAACAACCCCGCCGCCCGACAGCGTCGCACAATCTCGATCGTCGCGTCGCGCACACTGAAATCCGGTGCCAGCCCCTCCCGACGCTTGGTGCCGCGCGGCCACTCGGGCGCGACGGCGCGCAACCAGGCCGTCTCGCCCTCCACCAGGCTGATCAACCCGGCGGCCGTCATGTCGCGTTGGCTCGCCTCGCGCCGTTCACCTGCGGGCGAGAGCAGGAAATAGCGTCCCTGGTGGTGACCGAGAAAGGCGAGCGGGCAGTCGATCTCTTCCGGCTCGCCTGCATATCGCTCCGGCGCACACGGCGGCGCCCCACCGCCCTTGGGGCCACGCGCGCCGATCTCGACGATGTCAGACTCATCGGACATCGGCCGTGACCCCCTGCGTCGCCCTCGCCTCCTCCGCTGCGTACGAACCGGCCGTCACCCGCGGGTAGCGTGGGCGCGCGGCCCGCCGCAGCGCCTTGTAGACACGCTTGCCCGTCTCGACACTGTCACAGCGGATATCGCGCGGCCCGGCGTGCACCAGCCGGGCCCAATCCACGGCCGCCTCGTCCAGCAACAGCAGGCCCGGCGGCAATCCATCCCATGCCCGCTGGCAGCCCGGCGCCACGCTTTTGGCCTGCGCCGCCTGGCGCTGCCACGCGGCGCGGCGCGCGGCATATGCCGCCACCCAAGCATGCGGACAGGCGAACAAATGTAGCCGGCCCTCGCGCTCCAATGTCGGCCAGTCGGCGAGCGCCGGAAACGTTGCTTCCGCACACCATGACGCCGCGCGGCTGAAGTCGGCTGCGATCGCCACGAGGTCCGAACACGTGCGCAAATCGTCTATATCACGCAGTATGAATGCCGGCGCGCCATCCTCGCCTTCAAAAGCATAGCGCCGCGGATCCTCCTGCCAGGACACCCGCGCCGACGCGACGAGCGGCAGTGCGGCGGCCGGCAGTCTGGCTTCCGCCAATCGCCGCCGCCGCCAGGCGAAAGCCCGGTTGCCGCCACGGCCCGCGGCGTAGAGCCAGGCCTCGCCGGCGCGCGACCAGACGCAGGTTTCGAGCGATGTAAGCGCAGCCTCAAGCGCGGCGGCCGGCGGCCACGGCGTCATGCCGGATGCATTGAGATCGAGGATATCGCGCGCGGACCCACTCACCCGCCATCCCCCGCGAACGGTCGCCAGTCGAGCCCCGCCAAAGTAATCGCGCCGCGCCGGCGGACGCGCCAAACCATCCAGGCGTAGTGGACCACGCCCGAATTGCCGCCGGGATGACTGGCCGGATACAGCGTCGGGCGCGGCTGGAGCACGAACACCTGTGCCAAGGGCCCGGCGGTGGTTACGTCGCGACGTGTGGCGGCTGCGAGGAACCCCATCGGCAGGAGCAGCGCCACGGTCTCGTATCCCAACCCGAGCGTCTGTCGCAAAAACGGCTCGGCGAGGCTGTACGGCGGATTGGTTATCAACGCGGAGGCTCGCCGATGGTGGAGGCGGAGGAAGTCGACACCGGTTGCGATCTGCATCGCCGGCGCCGCGCCGTGGTCCAACAGGTCCGATGCGATGACGCGATATCCCCGGTCGCGTAACACCGTAGCTATGGCACCGTCGCCGGCGGCCGGTTCGTGGACTAGTGTCCCGACAGGCAGCGCCAGCACCGAGAGCAAGGCGCGCGTCAACGCCGGCGGGGTAGGGTAGAAGTCGCTATTCGGCCGTGGACCCGCGCCGGGCGCGCGCGTGGCCGCAACGCTGCATGCGGGCGGCGTCTTCACGATGCCGCCTCCATCCAGGGCTGCTCGATGACCTCGGAATCCACCCATGCCCAGGCCGCATTGATCGCATATCTGAGCGTGGCACATGCCAGCTCGCGCGCCGTCGGGCCGCTCGGCAGCACCGTCAGTTCGTACCACGCACGCGCCGCAGCGCAGACGGCGGCCAAGACGGCCGGCGTCTCATCGCCGAACGCGCAGCGCGTCACGAAGCCGCGCGCGGTGCCGGCGGCCGCGCACGCATCCCCGCGCAGCCGGAACAGGGTGAGCTCGGTCAGCAGGGCGCGCACCGCCCGATCCTGCGCGCGCGAGATCACTGGCAACCTCCGTATAAGACGTACGCGTCCAGGAATCGTTGCTCGGCCACCGCGATCGGCCAAGCGGCGGTTGTCGGAAACCGCACCAGGTCGATCGTGTCATGAGATCTCGCGCCCCAAGCTCCCAAGCGATGATCGCGCGTCTCGACCGCCTGCGCCCGCCCGTCGATGACCTTGACCGCGTCGGCCAATGTCTCCGCCACGCCGTAGCGCGCGCAGATGGCGCGCCAGAGCGCTGCTTCCCAGGCCCGGAAAACCGGCAGGTGCGCCTTCATCGGCGCTGGACAATCGCCGATAATGGCTTCGGGTGCGTCATGCAGCAGCGCCTGCAGCCTGTGCTCGACCGGCACCTGGGCGGCTACCCACACCGAGTGCTGGGCCACAGAGATGAACACATCCGTATGCCCCAGCCAGCGCGGCAGCCGCGCCAAGTAGCGCGCGATCCGCGCGATGTCGAGGATGTTGGGATCCGGACGGGCGAGGTCGATCTCGGCGCCGTCCTCGAGCGTGAGCACGCAGCTCGGCGCACCATCGAATGCGACCGGAGCGAGATCCGCCGACGCTGTCGCCGCGTGGCGGTTCATCGTCGTCTCACCCGGCGTCGAATAGCCAGATACTGGCCGCGCGCGAGTCCGTCAGGGCCCGCGGGCAACCTCCGGAAATGCAGCTGCAGCGCTCCGAGGCTGCCAAGATCGCGCAGATCGGCCGCCAGATTGTAAAGCCGGCGATCGACGCGCGCCGCCTCCGCCAGCGTGCTCGCAGTCTCGTGATAGACCAGCCGATCGCCGTCCGCCGCGGACGACAGCCAATCCGTAAGCCAGTCCTGCCAATCGTCCGGCACCGGCAATAGTCGCTGCGTGTGCAACAGAGCTGGCTCCTGGAGAGTCGGGTCCGCCGTCATTGCAGCGCCCCCCACACCAGCAGTCCGAGCCCGCCCCACATCAGAACGCACAAGGCGAGCACCAACAGCAGACTGCCGCGCGCGCAACGGGTCCGTGAGTCCATAAGCCGCCGCCGCCCCCGGCGCGCCGGTGCGCGCTCGGCCGCCAAATCGTAGATCCACGGATCGGGCCGCGGCCAATCCGCAGGAATATCGCTATGCCGGTGCATCCGATCCCCCATTCATTTTCGGCCCGTCCCGCAACCGTCGCAACAGGTCGTTGAACCGGCGTTCGGCGCGCAGGCTGGCATCCGAGACCACGAGCAGAATCTCGATCTCGTCGGCCGTCACCCGTCCATCCTCGAGCGCGCTCGCCGGCGACCGCCTGGCGCACGACGCTCGAGACATCCGCCCCATCGAGCGGCTCGGCAGCCACCAGCGTGTAGCCCTGATGTTGCGCCAACGCTCGGGTGATCAGCGGCTCGGCGGCGCGCAGCTCGAGGTCGAGCACGACGTCGGCCGGCATATACACGCCGGGGCGGTCGGGCGACTGATGATTGCCGAGCGCGGCCCGCTCGAGCCTGGTATGCTCGGCGGCGGCCTCGAGCCCGCCATTGGCCCGCACGAGATCGCGCGTCCGCAGCTTGATGTCCCGGCGCTGGGCCTCGGTCGAATAACGTTCAGCCATCGCCGGCCTCCTGCGTTGACAACGACATGCCCGCCCAACGCGCCGGCCGCGCACACAGGCCATGTGCATGGCTTGGGAGGCGTGGCGCTGGCTGGGCGGGCGGCCCGGCGGCAATCAGACTGGACGGAGACACAGCCTGGACGTTGCATCGCTGCCGGGCAGTGGAATCTCTGTGCGCTTTTCCACCCATTATGGCGATACCTTCATTCCGCGGCGGCCCGCTGGTCTTGTTCCGCGCGAGCCGCGCGATAGGCGGCTTCGAGCGTTTCGCGGCGCCATGGCGGCACGCGGTTGTGTCGCTTCCAGTACTGCACAGTGCTGGGCAACAGGTTGAGGCGGCGCGCAGCCGCGCGCGTGCCGCCGAGGAACTCGATCATGTGGACGACGTCAGGCATGGCGGCAGAGTGTGCAGATATTGTGCAGCAGCGTCAAGCTTCGTTGTGCGAAATCTATTCTGGCTTGGAGGTGCGTGATTGTACAAAGTGCCGATCCATGGACATCATCGATCGCTTTCGTAAAGCGAAGGCGGACCGCAAACTCAGCGACGCCGATCTCGGCGAGCTGGCGGGCCTGCCTCGCGAAAAAGTGAACCGGTTGTTGAACCGCAGGCAACGCATCCATCTGGATGACGCCGATGCGCTGGCGCGCGCTCTCGGGCTCACGGCGATGCTAGACGCCTCCGAGTCGCCGGCCACGGTGCCGCTGCGCGGGCATCTGGCCGCGGGCGAGTGGCGCCAGTCGCTCTATTGGCCGCGGGAATGCTGGACCGAGGTGTCGATTTACAGCAGCGGGCCCGATCTGGGGGTCGCCGTATACCGGCCGTCCGAGATCCTGGCATGGCAGCAGCGCGGCACCGAGATGGATGAACTCATCCCGCCCGGCAGTATCGTCTTTGCAGTCGCCGCAGATCGCATCGCCGCGCCCATCCGAGGCGGCGAGGTTGTCGTGGTCGAACGGCGGCGCGGCGCGGACGAATTCGAGCTGAGCCTGCGTGAGCTGCAGCCCGACCCCGAGTCGGACGATGTCTGGTGGCTCATTCCGCGATCGACCGATCGTCGGCATCAGGCCATCCGGATACCATCGCCCGCAGGGCTGCTGGCCAAAGGCACGCGCCTCGAGGATGACACGGAAGTACGCATCCTCGGTGTCCGGCTGTATTCGCTTCATTTTGGATTTCGGCCAGGTGAACATCCGTCGAGAGGCTGACCGCTGCGGTCTCTGACGATTTCATAGCCCCATCCCCCATTGTTTGTCCTCTGCAAACACGACCGCGCAGACATCGAGCGACACCCGAGACAAGATGCGTCATGGGCGGCGGCGCTCGGCTTGGCGGCCGATCCGTGGGGCTGTGCGAGCAGCCTCGGCGGCGGACCCCCATCCGCCGCCCGCCCCAAGGGCGGGATCTGTCAGTCATATTGCACGCGCGAGGCGGGCATCCGGAGTGTCTGCACCATTCGTTAATGGTTGGTTGCCGACATGGTTGCGCAGATTTTGCACATCTTCCTTGACAGTGTGCAGTTACTGCACATAGCATTCCCTCTCATGTCTCGAGGAGGATGGAATGCCCCACAGCAGAGAATCCGCCGTCCGTATCGGGCCCGGCGATTTCGTCGCCGGACATCGCGCCGTCTTTTTAGCCGCCGGTTTGGCCGTGCGCGGTCGGATCGAGTCGGTCTCTCGCTCCGGCAAGAGCGTCGTCTTCGCACCGCTCGAACACGAAGGCATGCTGCTTGGCCTGCCGCGGCGCGTCACCTTTACCTGGCGGCCCAAAGCGCGCTCGTGGGCCCAAAAGTGCTTTCCCGCGCGCCGTCGCTCGGACCTCTGCCTGCTACGGGACCGCAGCCGATGATCGCCATTCAGCGCGTTTTTGACGAGGGCTATACGGCCCATGGCAATGGCCTGCGCCAGGCCGACAATCCCTATGCGGATGCTGCGGCACAGGCATGGGACATCGGCTGGCGCCACGCCGCGCAGCAGGCCGCGCGCCGAGCGCGCCCCGAGGCGGGCGGCGCCGCATGAATGCGTCCAAACCCATCCCCTGGCGCCAGATCCGGCGCGAGCTCGACGAGATCGGGCGCCGCCTCGAGTCCGTCCATAACCAGATCACCGCCGGCCTGGCGCGCCGCGGCCCGCCGCCCGGCATCGACGGCCAAGCCATTGTCGCCGACATCGCTCATGTCCGATTCTGGCTGCGCCATATCACCGGTGATTGCGAGCGGGCCGCCGCGGCCGCCGCTCTCGCACACGACAGCGAGGCGCCGTCATGATCGCCGACCTGCTCGTCATGCTCGCCATCCTCATTGTCGCCCTGCTGGCCGCCGCTCCGCTGATTCTCGAACGAAAGGACGATCCTTGACCCCGCTCACCCCCGCCAAGACCGCGGTGCTCACGCTGCTCGCCGACGCCGACCACAGCGGCAATATTCCGGACTCGGCCAAGGCGGTTGTCGAAGCACTCGCCGGCACGATCAGCCGGTCGCGCGTCTACGAAGCCCTGGACGCGCTGGCCGAGGCCCGCATGGTCACGCCCAAATCCGCCTGGCGGCAGGCCGGCATTGCCCTCACCGAGGCTGGCCGGCGCGAGGCCGCGGCCCTCGCCGCTGCGAACGCCGTTCGCTCGGGCGCGGCGCCGGCGGCGGCGCCCGGCGGCCCGGTGCAGGAGGGCACGCTCCCGCTCGACTGCCTGCAGCCGAGCGGGCTCAACCCGCGCCGGCGGTTCGACGAAGCCGGGCTCGAGGAGCTGGCCGATTCGATCGCCAAGGCGGGGGTACTGCAGAATCTGATCGTCCGGCCGCTGCCCGCGCATATGCCGCAGACCGCGAGCGGCGACCCCCCGCATGAGGTGATCGCCGGCGAGCGGCGCTGGCGCGCGCTGGATCTGCTGCGCGCGCGCGGCGCCGTCGCGCCGGATCACCCGGTCCCGGTGCGCATCCTGGAGATGGACGATACCGCCGCACTGATGCTCGCCATCACCGAGAACGCCCAGCGGCAGGACATCCACCCGCTGGACGAAGGCGAGGCGTTTCTCGCTCTCTATGACCGCGCCCGCGAGAGCGGCGACGATCATGACCAGGTCGCCGCCCGGATCGCAACAGAGACGGGCAAGACCCGGCGCTGGGTGGAAAAGCGTATCGCCCTGGCGCGCCGGCTTTCCGAGCCCGTCCGCGAGGCCTTCCGGGGCGGCGCGATCACCCTCGCCCACGCCCAGGCCATCGCCATTGCCGGTCCGCGCGTCCAGCAGCGCACCCTGGCCGCGATTGAGACGGGCGACCCCGACTATCAGACGGCCGAGCGCGCCGCCGCCGCCATCCGCGCCCAGGCCGTGCCCGTCGCCCACGCCGAGCCGCTCGCGGCCCACGGCCTCGACACGGAGGCCTTCGCCGCCGCCGGCGGCCGGGTGATCGACGTATACGGCGCGCCGCATTTCGACGATCGCGAGCTCTATCTCAAGCTCAGCAAGAAAGCCGCCAAGGCGCTGGCGGCATCGTTGCGGGTCCACCGGGCCTGGGTGGAGGTGACACCCTATCCGCAGAATTGGCGGTACGAGACGGCCCCGAAGGGGACACCGCTGGCCGAGACCGGCTGCGTCATCTGCCCGCCGTCGCGTTGGGATACCCAGACGCAAATCGCCGATCGCCTCCGGCCCAAGACTGAGTCGACGGGCGACGCCATGCCAGCCGAGGCGACCTGGACGCGCGCGCATTTCACCTGGGCGGCCGATGTCAAGACCGATGCCCTGCAGGCCGCCCTGATGGAGCGCCCCGAGGTGTTGCTGGCCGTCACGACCGGAGACCGGCTGATGGATGTATATCAGCACAGGGCCGGCCGTGCGGACAATGCGCCGCGCCGGATCCTCGCCGACAGCCTGCATCGCATTCTCGATCCGCGTCTGGTGATCTGGAGCCGCGACGAGCATGCCGCGCTGGTCGAGCATGAGCACGAGCTGTGGGATGCCAGCCTCTATCCGCTCCTGCGCCGCGGCGAGACCGAGACCGAGGATATGGACATCCAAGTCGGTCTCTGGCGTGCCCTGGCCGCCCATTATGCGGCGCTGGACGACCGCGCCGCCGCGCTGCTCGCCCCGCTGCTCGCCACTGAGGCTATCGCTGTGAGTGTGCCCCCGTCGTGGGATTGGGATGCGTGGCTGTACGAAGGCGACGGCGCCGCCTACTGGATCGCCGAGCTGTGTGGCGGCGTGGCCATCGATCACGCCGCCGCCCTCGCGGCGGCCGGCGAGACCTATGGCGAGATCGCCAGCCCAGCCCGCAAGCTGGCGCTCGCCGCCGAGCTCGGCGTCCCCGAGGAGCGGCGCGCCGAGCTGCGATCGGCGCTCGACCATGACATGCCGATGGGCCGCAGCCACTATGCCGAGTGGCTGCTCGAACACGCCGCCGACCCGATCCACCTGCCCGAGCTCGCATGGCGCGCGCCGGCGCGCGAGGATGCCGGCGAGACGGCGGAGGATACCTCCGAGCCTGCGGAGGCGCGGGCCGTATCCGAGTCCGATCGGAGTCCGATTGGCAGCCAATTGGAAGAGACCACCGATGGTTGATCCATCCTACGCCCCACAGCTGCTTTCCCTGCCCAAGGCCATGCTGGCCGCCTGGCTGGTCGACCATCGCACCGCCTTGCTCGCGCTCGCCCGCGCCGCCCGCCCTCTCACCTGGCGCCGCGATCACCATCTCGAGTCCGGCGGCGCGCCGCTGCCCGAGATCGATCTCGCGCCGCTCGAGACAACGGAGGCGCGCGACGATGGCTGACTGCCCCGATCCCGAGGCGCTCGCGCGGCGCATCGCGGCCCTGCCGCGGCCGCGGCGCGAGCTGATCGTCGCGTTCGTCGCCGAGCTCGAACAGTCATTGCCGGATGTCGGCTGGCTGGCAGGCGATTCCTGCCCGCATTGCGGCTATGGCAAGCTGCGCCTGGCCGGCCACGGCCTGCGCTGCCGATGGTGCGCGGCGCGGGTCGCGATGGCGCCGGCGGCACCGGCAGCGCCACGGGCTGCGCCACTCCAAAAGCCGGCGGCGGTGGCGACAGCGCGCGCGGAGACGCAGACTCAGCCGCGCGGAGCCCGCGGCCCCGATGCCGCCGCCGACGGTGGCGCCGCCTCGTCGACGACGGCACCACAATCGCGGCCCGGCCCGCGCCGCCAGCACAAGTCCGTCCGCAACGACGCCATCCGCGCCGCCGCCCAAGCCGGTGCCACCATCAGCGCGATCGCGCGCGAGCACAACATCAGCCGCGCGCGCGTGCGCGAAATTCTGGCCGCGCAACAGTCGCCCAGCGCTACCCCATGCGCTGCCGGCCGCCCGCAGCGGCGGCACAAGCCCCGCTGGGGCGAGGCGCCGGCGCCGGTGCCCGATCGCCGCGACGACCCTGTGAGCGAGGCGCAACAGGCCCTCCAGCGCCGCGGCTATATCGTTCACCGCGCCGCGGTCATCGGCGGCTCGGCCGACGCCTGGATGATCGACGGCCGCCAGGTCAGCGAAGCCGAGCTGCTCGCCCGCGCCGCCAAGCTCGCGGAGCGCCGGTCATGATCGCGCGCGCACCGATTCTTCCCACCCTGCCGCCGCGCACGGCAGGCGACCTGATCGCGGTGCTCGAGCAGGCGATCGACCGCACCCAGATCGACCGTGTGTTGCGCAACAACGCCGCGGCCATCGCCCGCCTGTCGCCGCTCGACCGCGCTGCGGTCGCGGCACGGGCGGACGCGATCCGGGCGCGGCTGCCGGAGCGACCGCATCGATGATCAATGGAGCCACGCCATGACCGCCACCATCATCCCGTTTCCGACACCGTCCCAGGCGGAGCCCGTCACACCGGCGATGCTGCGCTGGCTGATGACCGAGCGCCACACGCCCGACGGCCGACTGATGACCGTCGATCCACACTCGGGCCGCTGTTGGCCCGTGCGCCTCAAGCGCACCGCCGAGGCCCGCGGGCTGGTCCGCCGCTGCGAGCGGCCCGATGTGACGATCTATTGCGACGGGGTGCCCGTCACCCGGCCGGGCGGCCGCGCCTGGTACCCGACCGATGCCGGCCGCCGGGCGCTCGCCCAGGCGCGCAGCGCCGCGATGCAGCCGGACGCGCGGCCGCCGCAGCGGCGCGATCGGGGAGACGAGCGGGCATGACGATCACCGTCAAACGCGCCGGCAGCCGCCGGCTCGAGCGGCGCTGCGAAGGCTGCGGCGGCATCTATGATCCGCTCGCGCATGGGCCGTGTCCCTGGTGTTGGCACCTTCCGGCGGGCGAGGCCGCCGAGGCGGCCGCGCACAAACCGATGGATGATTGATGACAGCCACCAATCGCCCGCTCGGCCGCCGGCAACTCGAGTTGCTGGGCGATTGCTGTCTCGGTCGCTGGCTCATCGGCGGTTGCGACACACCGGCCGTTGCCGAACGTCTCAACGAACGCGGGCTGATGATGCTCTGCGACAAATCGGGCGAGGGCCGGGCCTGGCATGTCACCGCCGACGGCCTGCGCGCCGTCGCCGACGCGCTGGAGGCCGACCGGCTGACGACCCCGAGACCCGCCCAAGCGGCCTCAGACAATGTTGATTGAGACGAGCCGTGGTGAAGCGACTGTTGCCGCACCATATGCGTGTGCTCACGGAGCTCGATGCGCAGACGGAGCCCGGAGAGATATGCGTAGGGTTTGCGCACATCAGCCTCTGCCTGGAGATGGACCGCAGTGACGTTCGACGCATCGTCCGTCATTTGGCGCGGCGCAATCTGGCGGAGTTTCATAAGGGACTGTGCGACGACGATGGCATGTTCCGCGGCTCCGGCTACTGCATCAGCCACCGCGGCCGCGCTGTCGTTGCGGCGGGCGACGTGCTGCCGGAGGAGCATCCATGACTGCCACGAACGTCACCATCTGGTGCCACATCCTGCGGCGCAGCCAATCCGGCGCCGCCGTCGAGATCGAGGCAGATGACGGCCAGCGTCACTGGCTCCCCGTCTCGCAGCTCGCGCGGCTGCCGGGCGAGCATCACTGGAGCAAGCCGCTGCCGCTCGAAATCCCCGAATGGCTCGCAACGCAGAAAGGACTCGTGTGATGACCAAACATTATGATCTCGCCTATTCTCTGAACGCCGTGCGCAATGCCTGTCACAACGCCTCGCTGCGGGCTGGATGGTGGCATGATGTGAAGACCGGTGAGCACTTGCGCGGCGCACCACGCATTGTTGAGCAAAAGTTGCTTCTGATCCACAGCGAAATATGCGAGGCGATGGAAGGACACCGGAAATCATTGCCCGACGACCATCTGCCCCACCGCCCCATGCTCGAGGTAGAGTTGGCCGACGCGGTTATCCGGATCGCCGATCTTGCAGGCGCACTCCGCCTCGATATCGGCGGCGCCTTGGTCGAAAAGCTCGCCTACAATGCGCGGCGGGCGGACCACCAGGCCGAAACACGCGGCGAAGCCGGCGGAAAGGCGTATTGATGCCTGACACGCCCCACACCCTGATCCGTGTCGTCGATATCGAGACCACGGGGCTCGACCTGGCCGACGACGCGATCGTCGAGATCGGCTGGTGCGACCTGCGCGCCCACCAGATCGACCTTGCCGGCGCGCCCGCCAATTGGCGCGTCGCCGACGCGCTCACCGGACATCCCCAAAGCCGGCTGGTCGATCCTAGGCGCCCGATCCCGCCGCAATCCTCGGCGGTCCACCATATCATCGACCGCGATGTCGTCGGCTGCCCGACCGCGGCTGACGTCGTGAGTCTGCTCTGCGGCGACGATGCCGGCCCGGCTGCGATCTTCGCCGCACACAACGCCAAATTCGAACGCGGCTTTCTCGATCCGCTGATGCCGGACGGCCGCCTCTGGCTCTGCAGCTACAAGCTCGCCCTCCGCCTGTGGCCCGACGCGCCAAGCCACGCCAACGCGGCCTTGCGCTACTGGCGCGGACTCGAGGCTATCGATCGCGATCGCATGCGGCCCACCCACCGCGCCGGCCCGGACGCCTATGTCACGGCCACCCTGCTCGCCGAGATGCTCAATGATCCGGAATACCCGCCGCTCGCCACCTTGCTCGAATGGTCGCAGCAGCCGGCGCTACAGGTCACCTGCCATATCGGCGCCTGGCGCGGCCATAAATGGACCGAGGTCGATGAAGGTTTCCTCCGTTGGGTCGCGGCGCGGGATTTTGACGAGGACGTGCTCTACACCGTCCGCCACGAATTAGAGCGGCGTCAGTCGGAATCCGAAGCGCTGCACAGCGAGAATGGATCGATCGAGGAGGGGTAGATGATGGCTAATAACGAATATGTCGAGATGGCCGATATCATCATTTGTGTCGCTGATTATCTCCAGACCAATCTCGCAGAGGGAAGGGGGGTGGAGGAGAGCCGGTGGCGTGATGGGCTGATGGAGGTCCACGGTCGATTACTGGATTTGGCAGACCAACCCGACCCGCGCGTCATTCTGTGCTCGCACACTGCGTCACCCGACGCCGATAGCCCAGACTATACCGGCTGGAGCCTCGAGATCTGGTGGGGGCCCATCGCATGTCAGATCATCCTGCTGCAGAGACGCTGTAATGCCCGCTGACCGCCCATATACCGTGGCCACTCTCGCGCAGCGCTGGCAATGCTCGGAGGCGACCGTGCGCGCCATGCTGCGCCGCGGCGAGTTGACGGGATTTCGCGTCGGGGGCAAGTTGTTGCGGATTGCAGTCGAGGAGGTCGAGCGGTGGGAGAGCGGCCATACCGCATCGTGCGCTACCGCGGGCGATGGGCCGTCGCCTGGAGCGAGCCGGGAGCGGGACGACAGCGCCGCTCGCTCGGCACGCGCGATCGCGCCCTCGCAGAGACCCGTGCTCGTGCATTCTGGGCCGCACGGACCGCGGTAGGCCGCACCACCGGCGAGTTGGTCGAGGCCTATATCGCCGACCGCGCGGGCGAGATCGCCTCGACCGAGCGTCAGCGCCATGCCTGGGCACGCGCCCGCGACACATTCGCCGCCGTGCTGCCCGAGCAGATCGATCGCGATCTCTGCCGCGGCTATGCCCGCCGGCGCATGCGCTCGGTCTCGGCGGCGACCGCCGCCTACGAGCTCGCGCTGATCCGCCAGACGCTCAACTGGGCCGAGGCGATGCGCCTGATCGAGCGCGCGCCCAAGATCTGGCTGCCGCGCCGGCCGCCGCCGCGCAACGCTCGGCTCACCAAGCCCGAATTCGAGCGCTTTCTTGACGGCTGCGCGGCACCGCATGTCCGCCTGTTCGCCATCCTCGCCGTCTCGACCGGCGCGCGGGCGCGGGCCTTGCTCGAGCTCACCTGGGATCGCGTGGATCTCGATCGCGGTCTCATCGATCTGCGCCGGCGTGATGCAGGCGCCCCCGCCAAGCGCCGCGCCGTCGTCCCGATCACCGCCCGCGCCCGCACCGCGCTCGAGGATGCCCGCGCCGGGGCGCAGACCGACCATGTCATCGAGTGGGCCGGCCGGCCGGTCGGCAGCATCAAGCGCGCCTTCGCGCGCGCCAGCGCCCGCGCGGGCGTGCGTTGCACGCCGCATATGCTGCGCCATTCGGCGGCGACCTGGATGGCCGAGGCCGGCGTCCCGATGTCTGAGATCAGCCAATATCTCGGCCACTCCAGCACCCGCATCACCGAGCAGGTCTACGCGCGCTACTCGCCAGACTATCTGCGCCGCGCCGCCGAGGCGCTCGACTGGTAGGCCCGCTGTCACCTTCGCGGTGCGCCAGACACAGGGGACAGTTGGTTCAAATTTGGTTCATGCCCTGAACAGGGCACGAACACATGGCATAAAACGATACTCAGCCGTCAGACAATTCCGCAGAATTCCGCCAGATACCGGCCTAGCCGGTGTGTTCACACCGCAGGGGTCAGAGGTTCAAATCCTCTCGCGCCCACCATTTGAATCGAGGGAGATAAAGCCGATCTCCGCAGGATGCTTCCGCAGCGGCAAAGCCTGATTTCGCACCCCGCCCACCGCCGATCGGTCGCCGCCACCTCCGCGATTCGTCGCAGTGCCTCTACACTCGTGACATCGTGAAAGATGCGGGCTAAGACTCGCGCTCCGCCGTCAGGCACGCCACGGGACGGCTAAAAAGACCCAACCGGCGGGGAGATGCGAGACGTGGTCCAGCGAATGCGAAAGGCCGGCAATCCAGCCTGGAGGCGGCTGCATGCGGCCGCGCTTGCGGGACTTGCCTGTCTCGTCGCGCCGTCGACCGCGCCGGCCGAGCCATGGGCCGAGCCCGGCGACCCCCGCCTGCGCCGCGACATCGAGCTGCTCGCCGCCTACGGCATCGTCGACGGGCCGCTCAATACATGGCCCGTCTCCTGGTCGCAGATCTCGCACGGCATCGCCAACATGGAAGATCGCGCTTATCCCGCCCATGTCGAGGCAGCCCTTGCGCGCGTGCGCCGGGAGATGCCGCAGGCGCGCGACTATCGCGGCATCGGCGTCGAAGCCGAGCTGCAGGGGGCCAGCGAGGAGCGCCTCGTGCGCGGCTTCGATGGCGGCGCGCGCCAGGAGGGCGATATCTCGCTGGCGCTCGACAAGCACTGGTCCTCGACCTACGCCAAGCTGTCGGTCGGCTGGCGCGACGATCAGCCCGACGGCAACGATCTGCATTTCGACAACAGCTATATCGCGCAAGCCTGGGGCAACTGGGTCTTCTACGGCGGCACGTTGCCGCAATGGTGGGGCGGCGGCTGGGACGGCGGGCTTCTGGTCTCGACCAATGCCCGGCCCTTT